CTCTGTACCTGAAGCATTAACTTCCAAGTCACCACGAATGCTAGGATCAAAGTCAAACTGCATGTTGAATGCAAAGAAAGACTTACCTAGTGGTTTGATAAGGTAGTCATCTACGTTCTTAACTACAGTGCGGATAGAACCGTTAGCTGCAGACATAAGCATAGAGATACCAGAAGCAGTACGACCTACACCAGACACACCAGTCTGACCATGTGCAAAGCTAGGGAAGCCTGTAGACTCATCAGCCAGTACACGAGCCTTATCAAAAAGCTGCATGTTCTCTTGTGCTACGTTAGGGAACTTCGTACCAAAGATAGCCTGTCCTGGAGCGCCACCTTGACGCCTGAAGATCTTTCCTGGGTAGATAGACATATCTTGTCCTGGAACTAGGTTAGACTCATCTACTTCAATGATCAAGTTACCCGACATTGCAGCGTTATCAATAGCCATACGCATAAAGCCGTTCATCAACGTCTGAGTATCGTCCATGTTCTCAGCAATACCTACACCGAAGAAGCTGTAAGGGTTATGCTCATATGGTACGGCGTAGTAAGGAATACGTGCAGGTTTGAATGGGTTAAGCACAAGACGGATCACTTCGCCGTTACACACCCATACGTTAGCATTAAGCTCATCAAGATCTTTATACTCTTTAGGGATCTTGATGCCATTCTCTTCAAGAATATCAACATCTACAAAACCCCAGAACTCTAGGACTTCCCAACGCTCTGACTCTGGTTGAGTAGAGGCATCTTCCATAGCCTGTTCCCAGTGCTTCTGGATGTAGTCAGCACCTCTATCAATAGCTGTACCGATAGCCTCTTTCATGAAGTATGGGCGAGACTTCAATGCACGTAGCTGTGTGCGAGACATCTTGTGACGCTCTACAGTATACTCTGCATCTGCCATTGATGATGCTTCTGGGTCTGGGTAGAAGTTCCATACAGAGACATGACTACACTCAGGTACAGTCTTAATGAGAGGCTCATAGTTGCCCTCTTCGTCCCAGTTAGGATACTCCTTATCTACAGCAAATGGACCCTTCATAACACCAGTGCCAAGCAAAGCCATCTCAAACGCCATAGAGCGAAGGTGAACAGAAGCGCCAGACTCTTGAAGCTGGTCGTGGATCTTCTTTTCCATCTTCTTAGCTGCAACCATAGCTGGGTGGAATGTTACAGTAGTAGCTGTAGTACCTACACCCTCAATGATCTTATCAGAAATAGGTGCAAGCTTTTCTTTTAGTGGGCCAAGACGATCCTTCAATGAAGTAAGTGTCTCGCCGGGCATAAGCTTAGTATCTGGGCCAATCAAGTAAGGCTTAGATGCTGGATCAGAGGTAACAGCTTTAAGGGCGTCACCAGCCTGTTCCGCATTAGGATCAATGTTGATATGAGCAGATTCTACGACACCATCAGGCAGAATAGAAGGATCTACACTCATTGGGAACCTGTTGTTACCAAACAGTACGTCAATGATCTGACCATAAGCAGCAAGTGTCTTAGTTTTAGTTACCTTTACAAACACACGAGACTTCTCAGTGTCAGTGAACTTAACATCTGGACCATACAAGCCACGATAGTTGCGATAAGCTCTAAGCCAACGCTCTTCATCGCCTAGACGAGCGTCTTCTGCTCTAGTGAACCTGTCAGTAACGTATGAAACTACACTACTTGCTGTAAATAGAGTGTCCTTACCGTCCTCTGCTGCAACAACATCGTCCGTCTCGAACATCATTTCATCATTTTCTGCCATACTTAGTATCCAAATGTTGTGTCACTAGCCTGAAAACCAGTGCGTTGTGTTGCAGGATCGTAATCCCATATGCTTTTGCTGCGTGGTCTAGTCATAATACCATAGCGCAAGGCATCATAGAGGTGATCTTCTGAGTTTGTATCTACATCCTCTGGATTACGCTTATCTAGAGGTATAGATGGGATTTGAGCTATAGTATGCGTACAATTGCTAGTGAATACGAGACGTGGGGCTTCTGTGTACTCATCTACTTGTAAACGTCTGTGTATTTCGTTCTTACCTGAGATACGAGAACCTCTAGATCTATCAGAAGGCCTCCATCTACAGCCCTTCATGTTCATCTGCTCTGCAAGGCTAGGTCCAGTATCACCCCTGTTATGCCAGAGAGAAGAGTCGAGTACGCCATATAGCATCTTACCGTCATGTGCTTCTAAGTCTAAGATCATATCTGCTAGATCAGAAGCGGTAACTTTAGAACAATACAACTCTCTATACACAACAAGCTGCTCAGAAGGTGATACAGCAAACCACAGAACACCAGTGTAAGAACCGTATCCGTAGTCACAGGCTCTAAACCGAGGCCAAGACTCTGGAATGTCAAAAGCTTCTACTACATGCTTGTTCCTGTCAAACTCAGGAAACGCTGCACCCTCGTTAATATCCCAGTTACCCTCTAGAAGCTGCTTACGCTGGTGTGCAGGTAGAGACAGAAGCATGGCTTCATAGTCGCCAGAGTCTGCTAGGTAGGGGTTATCAAATAGCATTGCAGGGATAAATCTGCGCTTAAATAGTGGCTGACCCTCTTTACTGTGACCTACAGGGAACCTAATAGTCTCACCAGACTCAATGTCTGTAGCCCAGAAAGATTTATTAGCAGGACCAGGGTCAATAAACATCTTCTTAACCCAACTATGCCCAGCGCCACCAGGGTTAGTAGTACCTCTCATGTACAAACCTAACTCCTTGCTGGCACTACGTAGTCGTGAACGCATATAGTCCCAAGCGTAAGGCGTACCCCACTGAGTAAGTTCGTCAAAGCCAATCCAGTTAAACGCCTGACCTTGGTAGCGGTTAACATCCAAGTCTTTATCCAAGTAAGACATCCAGAGTCTACCACCACGAGGTGAAGTCCATTGTGACTTACGCTCTGACCACTTAATGCCAGGAATAGCTTTAGGATATAGTTCTTGGCTCTTCTGGATAAGCTCTCGTAGTTCTTCCGTAGTATGTCGTACTAGCAGACCAGAGAAGTTAGGGTCATTGAGGCCGTGTAAGGGGTCTGCAAGCATCGCATAAGACTTTCCGCCACCCGCAGCACCCCCGTAGAGTACTTCACGCTCAGAGGAGCTTAGAAAGGCTGTCTGTGGCCCTGCGTTAGGCTTGAATACAACGTCCTGTGCATCTTCGATGTTATACTCTGCAGATTTAACTTCAGCGTAAACGGTTTCAACCTGCTTAGGTGTCTTCCCCTCCTGTGATGGAGTAGGCTCCGATGTTTTGCTCTTCGAGTTTTTTGATCTCGTGTAGCGTTTCTTCGAGGCGCTTGGCAAGCTTGCGTTTAATTGCAGCAGTTTTTTTACGTCTTCGCTCAATTTCAACTCTCTTCTTTAGGCCCATATGTGATATGTAACGGCCTGTCTGTTTAGAAAGCCAGCGAGATACATCTCTAAAAGAGTACTGCTTTAAGTGACGCTTTGCAAGCTCTAACGCTTCAAGCTGGTCAGGGATAGGAACTAGGAGCTTTTCATTCTCTGGATGTACCTCATAGCCGAAAGGTACAATCCTAGAACTTACTCTAGCTATAACGTGCCACTCCCGTTCTCTACCCTTGTTAGGCTTAGGTAACTCCCAGAAGCCTAGATCTCTATCATAATCAAAAGACACTGTTACTCGTTATTACCTTCTTTAGGTGGGAGATAGAAGATACCACCACCAGAAGAGGAAACATCTACTCTGTCTACTTTACCAAGTCCTGCACGATCTAGCAAGTCTTTAGCTGCAGCCATCTTTTCTTTTATGCCAAGCTCTGTAGGGTCATACAAAGCGTTAACCATAGCCATAGCAGCTTTTGGTGCAGTACGAGAGAAGTAGGTGCGTGTTGCGTCATTGATCTCATCTTTAAGTGCTTCTACAATCAAGCGTGTAGGTGTGTTTTCACTATAACCTGCCAACTTCTTGGCAAGAACAACGTCACCACCAGCTTCATCGAAGAGTACTTCTAGAAACTTTTGCTGATTCTCTGTTAGATTTCTTGCCATTAAGTTGTCCTCTTTAATTAGGCTTGCATATAGTTATACTCAGTACAACCTTAATAGCAAGCACCTTAATCCTTAGCGTAGTAGCGTTCTTTAATCTCACCACGAGCTACACCAATGTCTCTCAGTTCTGCATCTGTCATGTGAGTCAAGATGAAGAAGTCAGCACGGCGTTGTTGAGACTTTACGATAGCACGATGAAAGTGCATGATAGCTGCTTTGAGTTTCTGTAGCATAGTTATATAACCTTTGTATGTAAGGACTGCACAGCGCAACCCTATTATACACGTAGTTATATCTAAGCCTCTTGTGTTTTGTACTTACTAATACTGCATACCCGTTACCCTACAGGAACAAAGGTCTCAGTTACAGTCAGGATAGTATCAACATGTGCCGCTACAGAGGGCATTACCTGAATCTTGTCACCAGCCTGTAGTACAAGCTGAATATCTGGGAATGTTAGTGTCTCACCTACACCTAGGTTTTTACCCTCTAGATAGTGTGAAGTGTAGTTATCGGCAGCAATATACCACTGAATAGTGATACCAGTGTTGCCCATACTGTTGTGAATGTGCAGATAGTTCAACTCTGCAACACAGTTCGCAGGGCAGGTATAGACAGTCTCTACACTTGCTGTAGTGTTGTGACCCCATATAGATCTTTTACGAGCATTCCTGCCCTGCGATACTAATGCCATTACTCTTCCTCTGCAGCTTTCTTAGCTTTAACCTTCTTAGGCTTAGGCTTTGACTGTTCTAACTCTGCTACACGACAGATCTCAGTGACGTTAGGGTCTTTACTCTGTACGTTACCATAGTTGTCTTCACCTGCAGACTGGTTACCCATGTGATCCCACACATAACCATGCTCATCTACGACATAACCCTTAGCTTCTAGTTCTACTTTATACTTATGATAAAACTTCATCTGTAATATATCTACCACTTTTCCTTGTCAGCCCAGTAAGCTGCACTCATTTTACCTTTAGCAATATTCTTAGCATGTCTAGCTT